CTGCTGTGCGCGTCTTTGTTCTAGTGGTGAAAGCTCACCTGTGGACTGAATAAACTCAGTACCTCTACCAGATATTAGTGCCTCCTGCTCCGTAGGAGATAGGTCACCAAGGGTCATACCCATCTCTTGTAGTTGTCTCTCGGCGGCACTAGCGGATTGTACCCTGCTTCCAAGTAGTCCACGACCCCTTGCTCCTAGTCCTGTGTCACGACCAGCTCTTGCACTAGCCATCTCAGCTAACCTAGTACTTTCTGGATCAGCATCACGGTACGCTTGAACAACCTGTGGAGCAAATTTCTGTAGCGCAGCTACATCAGCTGCTCTCTGTTGTCCTAGTTGCTTTGATTGTAGATCAGCAGCACGAACTGATGACTCCTCTAGTAAATCAAATAATCCATCTGTTCCTTCTAAGGTTTTAGATGTATCTTTAAGTTGCCCACCTGTTCGTTGAACTTGGCGTTTAATATCTAAAGTGCTAAACTTTTTTGGGTTACCGTCTTCGTCTTCGCCTAAAAGACCTGCATTATTTAAATAAAAGCGTTCTCCTGCACCTAAACTATTTTGAAATTTTGCACTAGTCGAATCACCGCCAGCAGCTTTTAATTTTTTCTGAATACTTTTAAATCCAAGATCCTCTCTCCTAACTTCTTCGTATCTAGGGTTGATTCTGTCATCTTCTGTGCCTCTAGCCATTGTTCCAATATCAGCTAGCTCTAAAGCAGTGTACTGCGGTCTAAACCTAGCCTCAGCACCTATTAAACGCTCTTGCAAACGAGGGTCGGTAACACCTTGAAAGTTCTTAAATCCTTGTCCAAAAAGATATTCACCTTGTGCATCAGCTGCATTTACCGGATCTGGTGCTTGTATGTTTGTGCTTCCTTTACCCATAATACTTAATTATTTAATATTTTTTTAAAAAGTCTGTTGTCGTATGTAACGCGTGTTGGCATACCGTTGCGTGGCCTAATCCCTAGTTTTTTCTTTTCTAGTGCTTCTGGGCAACGAGATAAGAAGTCCTGTGTAAGTTCTTTGAATGCGTCCTTACCTTCGGCAAATAAAAAGGCTAAGAATATACTATCTCCGTCCTCTCTGTCAGCCTCCCAGCTATTTATAAAGTCCCATCCATCGTCCTCGTTACAATTATACCACATGAATACACCCTGTATATCATCGTCATCGTTGTAGTGAACAATGATAGTCTTCTTTGCCCAGTGATAGGCTACCATAAGACGTATTAGTTCCTTGTCCCAACCATCAAATACCTTGCCGTTTTCGTGTTCTAAACAGAAGTCCACTACCTCATCCATAGCAAGTAGTGCATCCCTTTGAGTTCTACTCTCAAGGGCTACCTGTACGGACTGAAGTAAACGGTTATAAGGCATTAGGATTCAAGGGCAGCTACTCTAGCTTCTAGGGATTCAATCTTAGTAAGGGCTTCTTGTAGGGCTTTGGTTAGCAGTGGTACAAGTTTACTTTGGTCAATGCCTTGGTAGTCAGGTTGACCATCTTCATCAACGGCATCCTTAGTGCCTGTAACTGCCGCTGGGACTACCTCTTGTGCCTCGTGAGCAAGGAAACCATCTGCACGTGTTCCATCAAGTTTCCAAGCAAAGTTAACGGGCTTTAGTAATTGTACTTTACTAATGCTGTCCTGCATATCAATAACGTCTTCCTTTAGTCTATAGTCAGAGGATGTATTAAAAGCTGTTGCTGACCCACTGGTTGATACGCTTCCTACAGTTGCTGCACTTGATGCGGCATTGTTAATAAATAAAATGTGATTCTGCGATGAAGTTCCATCTCTTGCTAAATAGATTTCTCCATCATTTCTTAACACAATACCATCACTATTAGATGAAGAACCTATTGTTGAGCGTCCTACTGTGACGTGTCCTGTGCTATGAACACGCATTCGTTCTCCAGCATTAACGTTAAATTTCATTGCATCAACAGAATGGTCATATGTAATTATACCAGATTCATTACTGGCAGTATCTCCAAAACGTATAAAAGTTCTGGCATCATCATTGTTAACTTTAAAATCTAAACGAGTATCATCGCTTGTACCTGTGCCAGTATGTTCAACCTTAATTCCTATATCTCCGCTAGTTCCTACTACATGAAGTTCTTGACTAGGGCTAGTAGTTCCAATACCTACGTTGCCACTTGAATCAATATGCATTTTTGATGTACTACCATCCTGAGATCTTATTCGCACCTCATTAGCATCAAGCACCATTAAAGATGCATTGCTTGCATGACTACCACCATATAACTCAACATTAGCTCCATCTATTGCTTTTAATACTACTACACCTGTGTTAGAGGTAGCAGTTTGTAGATTAGTAACATTAAGTTTAGCAGCAGTTATACCTCCGTCCTTGACTATAATCTTTCCGTTAGTGTCAAGAGCTGTAGTTGAGTCATCTACTGCATCAGATGCAAATGTAGCGTTATCTACTAACGCATCTAGTTTAGCTGCTGTTACCTGATCCCCAGTTGTGAAGTCCGTTCCTTTTGATAGTATTGCCATTATTCTGCCTTATTTGTTGATCTCATTGTGGTAGCACCCTCTACTTCTATTGCTCGTATAATGGGTCTACCTACTGTATTGTTAAATGTAAATTGTATTCCGTAACCTCGTCTATTACCTATTCTACCACGGATGGAAACATCTTCGCCTATAGCCAACGCTCCATCGCTAAAACTACTTAAAGTTCCTATACTTCCAGTATCATCAGGGTTCTCTGTTTCGAAGTCAATATTGAGGTCAGAAGTGTTAGTATCACTGGATTGAATGTGGAAGTCAAACTCCTTCCAACGCTTGCGATCCAGAGTACCAAAGGTGTACTGTCTTGTGGTTAATGCACCAGGTATCTGTATGCTTTGTTCTGTTCCACCTATCTGTGTGCTAACTCGATCCACCCCATCAGTCCGGTGATCAAGTCTATGAACACCACCTATATCGTTGACTGCATATACTCCACGCTTGTCCCCATCTCCTAGTACTAACAGGTTACTTACGTGGTAGTTGGTATCATTGACTGTATCAATGCTCTCCCACTGCTTGTTAAGAAAGTTGTATATCAATATAACGTTGTTGTTACTAGAACTATCTAAGGGTACAGCTATGTAGTACCTGTTGTCGAAGTAAACTGCAACTGCGTTCTCTTGGGCATTCTTGTTTATTCTACCTATAGTCTCGTTAATTGGCTCGCTAAGAGGTGTTTCTGTACCACGAAGGTTGTACTCATCCAAGAACTGAGTACCGTATACCCCATTATCAGACAGAAATATAACTTGATTACCTACCTGCTCAATGGATTGACGGGCCACACAGCCCACCTCATCTGTCAAAACTTGTGTACTAGCTGACTGTAGATCAGTAGTGTTAGCAACTATGTGTATACTGTTACGGTTAAACACTAGCAACCTATCTTCAGCAAATGAGTGCAGTCCTACAACGAAGTCCGATGTACCTGCATTAAATCTGTACTGAGCATATACCTGATCATAGGTATCGGTGTCCAGTATATCAGAAGCAATAATCTCATCCTGTATATTTCTAGTTGTATAGCTATTCGATGATGCATCCACAGAGAACTGAAACGGCATTACTAACCTACGTTGGTGGTAAGTAGCAAAGGGTGGTGCCGGCATATGAGTGAACCCTAGACCTACTGATACCTTCTTTATGAAAACTGGATCAGATGCCCTAGCCTGTGCTTGAGTTTTTTCTGATGTAATTTTCTCTGCATCAACAATAAAAGTTATACCTGCTGCGGGAGTAACTGTGCCAGCAGTATCAGTTACAGTAAATGCGGAACCTACTTCAACTTCAAATTCAGTAGTACTATTTACTTTAGCAACTGAGTTGTTCCCATTTAAACCAGCATCTAAACTAGCAAATGTAACAGGTTGGTTAAGTTTTAATCCATGAGAACTGCTAGTCCCAACAGTAACTGTAGTTCCACTTATGGAAACAGCGTTAACAGTAACAGCGTCCCCCGAAGAAAAAACTTCATTAACAAAAAAATCAGACGCTATCTTTAATCCGCAGGATGCTGTAGGTCCATCATCAGTCATTGTTAATTTATTTCCGACTATTAATGCTTGCGATGTATGCAATGAACCAACTGAATTAATAATAGAAAAATCTTTAACAACAGAAAAAATTGATTCTGGTTGCGCATATGTACCACTTGCTACGTTTGTAAAGTCCGTAGCTACTATAGAAGAACTAGAAACAGTATATGTTTCGTCGCTACTTGTAGTCAATGCGTACGTAAACTGTGTGTCGCTAGTCTTGGTAATTGTTTTGGTAGAACCATTAGGGTCAGGGTTTGATGCACTAAACCCTAGTGCATTAATAGTAACAATATCACCAGTAACTAAGTTGTGATTTGTGCTGGTAGTTATAGTAACTAAGTTAGTACTAGCAACCACAGCAGCTGCACTAATTGTAGATATTCTTAGATTATTTTCTAATGCTGTGATGCCACCCTGAAATATAAATACCTTGTTAAAAGCTTGGATCATGTCCACGCTTGCACTATAGGTTGTTGCTGCTGGATATCCTATATCAAAAGTTATGCTATTTGCTATATCAATACCTACGGCTTTAGCATTTGATCCTAGTACTATGTATTGAGTGCTAGCTTGATTTGGATCAGAGAAGTCCGTAGAGCCATATATATTATTTACAACCCCATCATTGAGTATTCCGAACTTAACTGTTGCTGTTCCACTAGCTGATCCTTCATATGCTTGGTCAGAAATAGTAATTTGAGTGTTACTATCTTTAGTATATGCACGATCTCCATTTACGGCTGGACCACTGCTCATTGTTACTCCTGATATGTTTACTGTTCCTGAGCTTGGAAAGTCTGTTGCAGTAATATCTGTTAGGACTACTGTAGCATCAGTTCTAGTAGCTGTTACGGACGTATCATCTGCTACTAAAGTAAACGGAAGAGTAAGAGCAGATAAACCCACAGATAGTGGAGCATTGACTAGATCCACACCCCTGCGTACCTGTGCCTGTCCGTTGCGATCCATACGGATGTTCTGAGCATCAGCAAGCATACCAGCCTGCAACTGATCAGGACGTAGACGGTTATTAAAACCAACAAAACCTACATCACCATCCTGGGCAATGCGGTCATCTAAACTACCGTATGATGCGTATCTTGACATTAATTATTTTGGCTCCTTAGCTTTCCAAGCATTTAAAGCCTTATTATACTGTTCTCTTTCATTAGGTGTTATTTTTCTGCCAGTACCCCTGAAGTCCGACATTTGTGGTTTAGTAGCTTTCCATTTATCTATTGCTTCTTTTGAAACAGCTGCATCTTTTTGATTTTGCATTCTACTTGTCTTTGTGAACTGCGGAGCAGTTTCTTTCTTTGGAATATCTTTCTTTGGGAAAAGAGATTTAGAGGCTGCAATTAAACTGCTGCCAGCCGCTGGACCCTGCATTACTCTAGTTGCTGTTAGGTCCTTAGTTCCCCTAGTCAAGGACTTACCTGCATCCTTAATCTTTTTAAAAGCAGTTTTTATATCCGCTGCCCCTTTGCCTAGATCCCTGCGAAGGCTTGATCCTTTGCTTGGGTCCTTAAGCATACTACCTGTTTGGCGGAATCTTTTCATCCGCTTGTTTTCTTGTCCTTTTGTACGTGTTCTCATTTTATTTGTTATTTATAATTATTCTAATTAGCATTTCCAGCGTTTCAAGGCTAGTGCCTTTCGTGTTGGTCTACCTTTTTTGTCCTTCATTGGACCTTTAACACCAGACATTCTGGCACAAAATGATTTCTTTCTAGCTAACTTCTTACCCTTGGGGTTGGACTCAGTGACAGGTGCTTTGAGGTTAGCACCAGTCTTGCGCTTGAAGTAGGCTCTGCCTGCCGCAGTAAGTCCTCCTTTTTTACTTTTATGTTCCTTCCTCATTAGCTTCTGACCTTTGCTCTGGGAGTATTGGAGACGACTGTCTTTCCTCTAGCTCCCGCCTTTTTCTTTTTTCTAGCAGTACTAGCTCTTTCCGCTTTCGTGAGAGATAGAGCCTTTCTCTTAGGGAGACAACGGT